ATTTAAAGGTGGTGTCGTCCGTCGTAACATCGGTGTTGAGCAGCTTTTGCCGCACGAATCGGGGAGAAGGGTGATACTGATCTTTTACCTCTGCGAAAACGGACTCCTGAGCTTTCTGATCGTCCGTGACGGTAAAGGCCATGACCATGTCAAAGTTCATCTCCTGTGATCGGAAGGCGTCCAGAATTACAGGCGAGACGGCCCCAAGTTTCAGGAGTTTTTTAACTTCGGTGACAGTCTTACCGAATCGTTTCGCAATGTCCTCTATGGATCGTCCTGCATCCAGCATGGCCTTATAGGCAACAAAGCGATCAGCGGGATGCATATCCGAGCGATAGTTCTCGGCCAGACTTGCTTCGATGGCTTCAGATTCCGTCTTCACGACGCACCGGACTGGAAACTCGGCATCGATCTTTCCTTTGGCAAGAAGATGGTTCAAGGCGCTGAGTCGGCGTCCACCGGCAATAACCTCATACCTTCCCTCGGCATCGGGTGATGGAATAACAATGAGATTCTGCAGGACACCTTGTGACTCTATCAGAGCGCGGAGCTGCGCATCTTCTTCAGCCGATGTTTTAACTTTCCGGACGTTGAGCGGTGACAGGGTCAGATTCTTGAGAGAGATTTGAGTTTCCATTTCGTGATTCCTCTGAGTGAATTTCGTTGGTGTTCACTCTTAAAATCTCATGGAAATGACCACGGCCAACCCCTGAAAACGCTATTTATAACAATAATATATCTATATAATAAGCCTCTTCCATAGCCATTCGTAATACCTTTTTTGAACGTCGATTTTGGGTCGATGGTGGACATGGAATCCCACCGACGATCCCTTTTCTGGTCAGCGAATCAGACCAGTCTGAACAGCACCTCTCCTTCATCGCTTGTCGCCGTTCCGTCTTCCAGAGTTCCTGCGCTTACCCAGAGGTCGCGCTTTCCGCCCGGGGTCTCATCCGCAGGTATTCGCCCGAAAACTTCACCATTGCGAATGTCCGTAAAGGAATAGAGAACTTCTCCGTTTTTGTCTCGGATGTGGACTCCGCAGAGCCGGCCGAGTACTTCACCTTGCTTGGTTGTTGCATTCATCGTGTTGACCTCCTCAGTTGTCCGGTAATGGGTCATCCCTGACTCTAAACACGTCCGCAATAAAATGTTTGTGTGCAGCCATTAAGTATGAGACATCCGGGATAAAATGGGATTGAATGGGACAATGTGAGATGGAGCGAGGCGTGGTGCGGCGTTTGGGCTTAACCAGGGGCACCGAAGCCATGCGCTCGCAAAATGAGACGCCCGGACTCTTTGAGGGTGTCAGGTCAATAGAATTGAGACAAGCCCCGGGGTCGGGTAAATCGTCTTTAAAACTTTCCGAACCATTCTTTAAAAACAACTTGGTGATCAACTGAACCAGGTCTCTAACCTGGGATCGGAGTTGCCTCAGTTCGTCGCGGATCGCGTGGTCTGACTCCCTTCTTCCATAACACCTGGTGTTTTCGCCCTGCCCTTGCTGGTGGTCGCTCTCTCGCCGACCTATGTTGCTGTTTCCGTTCCCTATCACCACAGTGCTGTCGTTGCCTACGCTTATATTTACGCCAGACTTGTTTTTGTCCTGGCTGGATCCGTCCTCCTCAATTACATCTCCAATTTGTTTCAGAAGATCATCAATCATGTTGCCCCTCAAAATGCCTATCAGCGAAATGCAGCCAGCTCTATCACATTGTTTAGACTGGCTTCGTCCATAGGCTCTCCCTGCCTCAAGTAAAACTCGTAAACCAAGCGCACGATGCGTGCGCATGCCTTCGGCGACAGATCGGGCCTGCGCTCATCCAGGAGCTGCAGGACTTTCATCGTCACTTCTTCCAGAGAGCTTAGATCCACCTCACGCAATAGCTCCTGGTGGCTGACAGTATCTGCATTTGCTTCGCGTTCACCGGTGGCAAGCCAAGTAACTGACACATTGGCCGCCACAGACAGCGCCACTAGCTTGTCCGTTCCCGGAACAGACTTCCCGCTCAAATATTTCCTAATCAGACTCTGAGCGATTCCCGTTTCGCGCTCTAAAGAGTACGGCGTTTTCCCATTTAAGGCCTGCCTAAGTCGCTCACTGAATGCGTCAATGTTCCAGCCTGGAACATTGACCTCAGAAGCTGTAGAAGGTTGACGCGTCATACTTGCCCCCAAGTCCCTGATAAGGCTAAAAAAAGAATCATACGATCACCAAAAAGCATCAAAATAGAACATTGACGTGCTTCCTGTGCTTGCAATGATCTCTATAGAGCACTATTATTTGTTCATGTTCAAAACTCACAGGCAAAAAAATCCTGCAAGGGCGTTAGCACATGAACAAACAAATTGAGCCTAAAAAAGCGGCACCAGAGAACTGGCACCGCGCCGATATCGTCGCCGCACTGCACAAGGCCGGATGGAGTCTTCGCAAGCTGGCAATCCACCATGATTACTCATCGCCCACAACGCTGGCTCACGCCTTAGACCGGCCTTGGCCAAAAGGTGAGCGACTGATCGCGACGGCCATCGGTGTCGATCCTGAGACCATCTGGCCCACCAGGTACACACAGAACTACACCCAACCAAAGGCAAAGGATAGCACCTTGCAAGGTGTATTAAACCCACGGTCAAAACAGTGCAAATCACAGGCTGCATAACGCGCCTCCTAAGGTGCTCAGTTATCGCCAGTTTAGGCACGTGGATGTTGAGGCAGCTAGGCCAACAGCAGGCTTTGTTTGGAACAGGTAATCAAGAGGTTTTCTAATGCGCCGTCGGAATTGGAAACGGGTAAACCCAACGTCACTCAGGCATGCCATGGAGCTTTGCCTGGAGCATGGCCGTGAGAAAAAGAACCTGTCGGTTGACCGGGTGGCCGACCTGATGGGCATGGCCTCTAAGTACACCCTCTATAAATGGCTGGAAAATGGCCGCATGCCAGCCGTGATGATCCGGCCCTTTGAACACGCCTGCGGAGCAACCTTTATCACCCAGTACATTGGGACCTCCGCGCAGAAGCTGCTGATTGATATCCCTGCCGGACAGCCTGCCAGCCAGGACGACTTGTTAACCCTTCAGTCCACCTTGAATGACGCGGTAACTCTGCTGGCTCAGTTCTACAAAGGGAACCTGGAAAGTGAGGAAGTGATGGCCGGCCTGACCACTGCCATGGGCCAGTTGGCTGGACATCGTTGTAACGTCGAAAAAGCGCCGGCACCAGAGCTGGGCTTGTTTGTTGGAGGTGACGAATGAGCCAAGACTGGTTTACGGCGAAAGAGTTGGCTGGGCTGAGTGGTATGCCTGGCACTCACAGTGCAGTAGTTCGTCGAGCCAAGCGTGACGGCTGGAAGAGTCGCCAGCGCCGGGCACAGGGCGGTGGCCGTGAATATGCGTTCTCTTCGCTGCCCCTCGAAACCCAGGCGGCCGTCCTAAAGAAATTCGGCTCCAGCGCCAAGGCCGCCACCAAAATCAAGCCAGAAAAGGCCACCAAAACCACTGGCCGAGAGGAGCTCTGGGATCTGTACGAAGCGGCACCCAACACCATGAAGGAAGCCGCGCAGCATCGCCTGGTGGTCATTGAGTCCATCGAGCGCCTGCAGGACAACGGCGCCAGCAAAACCCAGGCGATCCACCAGGCGATGATCACTTACCGGGAGTCACGGGCCACGCTCTACCGCTGGTTGCAGATCGCCAACTCCGTGGAGCCGGAGGACCGGTTGGCCGCACTGGCACCGTCCTACAAACCAGGTCGCCCCCGTGCCGCCTGCGACGAACGGGCATGGGACCACTTCAAGGCCCTGTACCTGGCACCCGAGCAACGCACCGTTGCCCACTGTTATGAGCTGACAGAACAGGCGGCCAAGGCCGAGGGCTGGGACTGGCCACCGCTGCGCACCATAAACCGCCGCGTGAAGGACATACCCCGCCACATCCGGGTGCTGGAGCGTGAGGGCGAGAACGCGCTGCTCCGGTTGTACCCCTCCATGAAACGAACCGTGCGGGACATACACGCGCTGTTCTGGATCAACGGCGACGGCTACCAGCACAACGTATTCGTGCGCATGCCGAATGGCGAGATTGGCCGGCCAAAGACCTGGTTCTGGCAGGACATCTACAGCCGGCAAATCGTTGGCTTCCGCACTGACCAGAGCGAAAACACGGACATGATCCGCCTAGCCCTGGGCGATGTCATCGAGCAGTACGGAATCCCCGAGCACGTCACCATCGACAACACCCGCGCCGCCGCCAACAAGTGGCTGACAGGCGGCGTCAGCAACCGGTACCGCTTTAAGGTCAAGGAAACCGACCCATTGGGCCTGCTGCCGCAACTCGGCATCAAGGTGCACTGGACATCGGTAGTCGCCGGAAAGGGCTGGGGCCAGGCCAAGCCAGTGGAGCGCGCTTTCGGTGTCGGTGGTTTGGGTGACTACGTCGACAAGCACCCGAAATTCGAGGGCGCCTACACCGGCCCCAACGTTACCGCCAAGCCTGACAACTACGGCGAGAAGGCCGTGGACTGGGATGTGTTCGTGAAGACCCTACGCCAGGCCATCACCCAGTGGAACGAAAAGGAGAAGCGCCGCACAGAGATATGCGCCGGCGTGCATTCCTTCAAACAGGCCTTCGAGGACAGCTACCAGCGCAATGCCGAGCACATCCGCCGTGCCACGGCCGCACAGCGCCGGCTC